GCCGAGCGCCCACGACTCGTAGATGGTCGACCCGCCGTCGGCGAGCACCACGTCAGCGCCCACGTACTGGGCGAGGGTGGCCTGCGAACCGGGGGAGTGGCGCGGGTGCGGCGCCTCCATCACCAAGAACCGGTCAGGGTCCAAAAGGGACAGCAGCTTGTCCCGATGCCACCACGTGGTGGCACGCGCACCTGGCGCCGCACGGTTCCCATGCCGGTTACGCTCGCTCCCACCTCCGTGGGTGGGCGCCCACAGGACTCGGATCCTGCCGTCCCGATCAGGCCACGGCGACTCGACCTCGCCGTTGAAGATAGGGTCTAGCTTCGGGTATCCGAGGATTCGTACGCGCGACACTGGCAGCCCGTCGGAAATCGCACGGTCGGCGAGCGCCGGCCCCGGGTACACAGTGAAGTCATAGTGCATCGCACGCCACGCAGACCTGTAGCCCTTATCGGCGATCCCATGCGAAAGCTGCACCGACGCCTTCACAACCCGGTCTGCGCCGCGGAAATAACTGCCCCAGTGGTTGGTCAGCGCGCACGTCGCACCCGCCCGTGGCTGGCGGACGATCGCCGCGTCCTCGGGGAGATGTCGCAGGATCGGCGACAAATAGCGGTCCCCCTGGCCGCCAGGGATCAGCGAGTCCGTCTCCCGATCCCACGATGTGTCGTTGGCGCACAGCAAAATCACTGCGCCGGCTCCCTTCGAACAATGAGGACACCACGTCGGTCCGGGCGGCGCCGCCACCGGATCAACCTGCGCCCACGCCAGTCCCATCCGGGCGCGTCGAGTACCCGCCGAGCACCCTCGACCACGCCCATACGCGGGTTACCCGCGTCATGCAGCACGACGACACCACCAGGTGCGATGTGCGCCTGCCACGCCGCTAGGTCGCGGGCGACTGCGTCGGCCGAGTGCTCGGCGTCGTGCCACAGGAGCCCTACCTGAGGGCCCTGCCACGCCTCGGCGACCTGGTGTGCCACATCCTGGACCACGGTGTGCCGGTCCGGTGTGGCGCCGATCCTGGCCATCCATGCCTCGAAACCCTGCCGAGCGGCCAGATACTCGGGGTAGTCGTAGTAGTCGCCGGTGTACCGCTCCCACGGGTCCACTGTGGTCACGTGCGCGCCGTGGCCGTCCTGTGCGCCGAGCAGCAGCCATCCGGTCGACCGGCCCGCAAACGCGCCGAGCTCGACGATCGCCTGGTCGGCCGGTACACGAGCGGCGAGGTCGCGCAGCAGCTGGCACGCCGCGAGCTCGACCTGCCCACGCTGTCGTGACAGCCGCGACCAGTCGGTGACCAGACTCGAGCGGATCACCGGTGTCGCCTCATGTGCGCGGACCTGCCCCGGGCCGACGAAAACACCGCCCCGCACTCGCCACACGGGTAGCCGTCCGGTTCGGACAGTGTCTCCGGCGTGGCCTCGGCGACAGCGGGACCGTCCGGGGCCGGGCCGGAAACCGGACGCCGGCGTGGCCGCTCGACCACTCGCACATCGGGATCGCGCAGCAGCGCCCGCCCGAGTTCGTCCGACACATCGATGACGATCCCGGACGGTCCCACCAATCTCATCGTCTACTCCAGATCAGCTGTCAGCCTCGGCGTAGACGAGCACGCCACGCCGGTAGTCGGTGCGCTCGTCGTCGTTGTTGTAGATCACGTCCGCGCCGTACACGTGCAGGCCGCGGATGCGGTCCGCGAATTTGGTGTGCGACCGCATCGCCTCGGTCTGGTTGATCTGCGACACGTACACGACCGCGCGCGACCAGAAAAACACCGCCGCCGGGGCGCTCTGCACCGGCAGCAAGTTGCTGCGGACCACCCGGAAACCAAGGTAGCTACCGATGGTGGCCTGCCGCAGCCCCGAGCTGTCACCCGACGTATCGAACGAAGTCAGCTTCGAGCTGGCGTCGAGCAGCGCCGCCTCGAACTCTGCGTTCACCACCGCCACACGGTTCATCGACGGCATGTTCGCCTTGTTCAGCTGCTTGACCGCGTCGACGAACACCTTGTGCGCAGCGTCGCCGACCGACAGGTCGCCACCCGAGGTGCCACCGTTGTAGATGTCCACGATGGACGTGTCCAGCGGGGTTCCCCGCAGGAACATGCGCGACGCGATATACGCGTCCGCGTCGTTGGCCAGCGCCGTCCCAGCCGCGGCGGTCCACCGCTCAAACGACCCCGCAGCCTGCGCCCGGTCGACGTCGTCGACGTGGAAGTCGAACGCCTTCTCCTGGTCGATGAGCAGCGAAAACCCGGTGTCCGAGATGTCCTCGGCGCTGGTGGTCCGACCCGCACCCGCGTAGTCGGTGATGGTCGGCACGACCACGCCGGTGATGTTGACCTGGTTGCCGCGCCGCGCCTCACCCTCGTACTCCCTGTTGACCAGGGCGCCGAGGACGGCCTCCTCCTGGAGAGCCTCCAAAGTGGCTGCACTCCAGATCTCGGGAATGAAGTGGTTGATCGTCATCCTTTACCTCCACTCGCGGACCGCGGCCCGCGAGCGGGCCGTACGGTCCTCAGACCTTACCCATCAGCCGGTCCAGCCGGCCTTCCCGGCGCGCCTGGTTGATCTGCGCCGGCGTCATCCTCTGAATGTCCTCACGGGACAGTTGCGGCTTCGCCGCGGTCCGCCCCCGCCCGCTGTCGAACGACCCGGCCACCGCCTTACGCACCAGGTGCGGTTTCTGCTCAGCAAGCTCAACCAGAGCGTCTCGGATCGCGTCCATGTCCACCTTGGACCCGTCGAGGAAATCGTCGACGGCGTGGCGGCGCAGCAGCAGCGCAACCGCGGCCTCAGGGTCGGCGAATTGCTGCGCGGCCAGAACCTCCAGCTTGTCCGCCACCCGCTCCCGCGCGGCCTCGGCGAGCGCCTCCTCACGAGCCTGCCGGCGAATCGCATCCACATCAGGCTGTCCACCATCCGACTGCTGCCGGGTCAGCTCCGCGAGCCGCTGCTCCAACTCCTTGCGACGGTCCCTTTCGGACCGCCACCGCTCCTTCATCGCCTGGAGAGCCTTCTTGCCCGGGTCGCCGAGCGCCTCAGCGCCCGCCGGCTCAGGCTCGTCGTCGCTACGGCTAACCGCGTCAGCCAGGATGGCCTCAGCCTCCGCATCCTCCTGAGCCGTTGCGGCCTCGGAGGCGACAGACGTTGCGTCCGTCATCCCTACTACTCCTCTCGTAGTGTCCCGTCCGCGCGCCACGTATCGGGTATCAAACGTTCCAGCCCGAGGGCACGCGCACGCCTCATGATGTGCCGTCGCACCGCCGCACGCGCCTGCTCGGGTGTCTGCCCCGGCCGCTGCGGCCTAGCACGGCCCACCGCGCGGATGGCGTTCAGCAGGTCCTCGCGATTCCTAATTGGAAACCTGCCATTCGGCATCGCCTGGCCGCGTGCCTCGGCACGCTCCCGCTCCGCAGCACTAATGTCCGCCACCGTCTCACCCCCTCCCAGGGTTAGAGGATGTAGCCGAACCTGTGCAGCAGCCGCACCGCGTCCTCACGGTCGCGGGCGTCGCGCAGGATCTGCTCCGGCATGAGCCGCGGAACCTGCACACGCTCGCGGGTGACACGCCGCAGCGCAACACCCTCGCGTGTCTGCCGCGTCACAAGCTCCTCGGCCACGCGGGCCGTGCGCGCACCCGCGGCGATCAGCCGACGCCCCGCCAAACCCCGCCGGGTAGTGCCCTCCGTAGTCGCCACGATCCGCTGACCAAACGCGACAGTCGAGTACATGCCACGGCGGGCGTTGACCACCTGAGCGATGTCCGCGCCGAGCCTGATCGCCTCGGCACCCGCGCGGCCAAAGATCCGATCCTGCTCTTCCGCGGACAGGCTGTCGAAATACTCCCGCGGTGTTTGGAAGTCCACACCGGACGGTGCGAGCTCCCGCAGCCGCTCCGGGTCGTCCGTGTACCGGGTCGGCACCGAGATACAGTCGCAGCGCGGATGCCGCAGAAACGAGGCATCGTACCGGTACACCCGGCCGACCAGCACCGCACACCGGGCACACGACGGCGGAACGAGCATACGCACGTACCCGATCCGCTCCCGCACCGCCACCTGAACACCGGTAGCCACACGACCCGCGTCAGCGACCTGAGTGTGCACAATGGTCTCCAGCTCGCGCCGGCCGGCCTCCATGGCCCGTCCCACCGGCACACCATCAGCCGAGAGCCCTTTCACCCGCAGGATCGGTTGATGCAGCAGCGTCTCTAATGGACGGCCGTCCGACGCCACCCCCACCAGAGCGTCCGGTACCAGCTCGCCCCACGGGTCGTCGTCGAGCCCCTGCTCGGCGAGCGCCTCACGCACATACGCCACAGACGACACCGCAGCCGCCCGCTGAGCGGCCATCACCACCGGCACCACACGAGCCAGATACCGCGGCTCGGTCGCGTCCAGCGCATGCCGGTCCAAAAGCCGCCACGCGCCACGCGCAGCGACCAGCGCCCTAGCGATCAGCCGGCGCATCCGCCGATGCTGGCGCACCGCGGCCGGCAGCAGCAGCATCAGCCACCTCGCGTAGTAGTCGCTCACCCAGCGGGTCGGACTGCTCGTCAGCGAGCATCGCCATCACCCGGTCAACCTCGTCCGGGCCGAGCCCGTCGAGCTCCAGCAGGTACCGCACCGGGTAGCCGATCTGCCGCTTTTTCAGCAACGCGTCGGCCAACTGGGCCTCGGACCGGTACTGGATGTTGCGCCACAGCAGGGTGGCCGTGCGCGCAGCCTCGGCCCGTGCCTCGTCACCGAGCGCCAGCGACACCAGGCGGAGCACCCTCCGAAGTGGAGCCGTCGCGAACGTTATCCGCTCACGTGTTTTCGACACCAGGCCAGCCTCGGCGATGGTCAGCGACTCCGCCGCAGTGTTAACCATACGCGCCACCAGGTAGTGCGGCGGCGTGCGAGTCTGCGCGGCCACATGCTCCACCGCATGCTCAATCACCCGCGAAAACGCGTCCAAGTTCGCCGCCGACCACTCACCGATCTGGGCGGTGTTCTCGGTGATCCACAGAATCCGCTCCTTGAACAAGGAGTCCAGCTCAAGTGGACGCTCGGCAACCTTTTGGCCGGTCGCGTCAAGCACCGGCACCATCGGCGGGCTCGCCCCCGTCACCACCCGCGCCGGCAGCGACGCGTAGTCCAACGCGTTGAGCAGGTACGCCCACGTCAAATTGATCGCGTCCTGCATCACCATGACGCCGCCGATGTCCGACACCGGCACCTCGTCGAGCAACGTCTGGTTGCGAAACTCCACCAGCGGCACCTCGCCGAGCGGGTTAGCCGCCGGCCACGGCTCACCCTCGACCGGGCGCGGCTGCCAACCCCCACCCTGGTCGGGTAGCTTCCGGTCCCACCGCTCCGGAGACCGCGACCGCCGCCATTTCCACACCTCATCCGGCGTATACAGGGTGGCGTAGTCGTAGTCGTCGTCGATCCACGCCACCAGCCCGTAGCGGATATCCCCGGTCACCGGGTCACGATCCACAATCGCCTGCGACGGGTGCTCCCACGTGATCCGCGGCATGTCACCCTCAGACTGTCCAGGGTGGATAAGCGCATACGACCACCCGGCAGCCATAAACACCGCGAACGCCTCAGACACGCCACGGTCGCAGTCGTTCGCATCCCACACCCGCGCCAGCACCGGGTCCACACGGCCAGAATCCCCCAGCCGCGCACCCATGTACCCCATGCGCTCAGCCGGCGCCTCGATCACCGGCCGACACCAGTTGTCGCTAAACCCGGCAAACCTGTCCCCGTGGTACTGCGCAAACTCGGCAGTCGCAAACCTCAGCCGGCCCACGTCACCGCGGTAGTAGCGCAGCCGTTCGTCCACTGTCGACCGGCGGTCAGCCAACGTCTGCGACAGGCGCTCGACGAGGCGGCGCGCCTCCTCATCGGTCAAAGGCATCGCTCACCTCCCAAGCCGTGTCGACGACGCTGTATACACCAACCCTGACCGGCGCGCCGGGTCCCAACCGTTCGCACGCGCATCCGACGCCGCCTCATGCGCCAGCACATCCGCCATCGCAGCGTCGATCTTCTGCGACGGTGACGCCTTTTGCAGCACATACCGGCCACCCGCCCGCGACGCTTTCCGCGCGTTAGCCACATGCCGCGCCGTGATCTCACAACCGTCGTGAGTGGACCTGCCTGACGACAGGTCGACCACCGCACGCTCCAACGCCGCGTGCATGTGCACTACCCGGTACGTCGGCCACTCGACCACCACTTGATCGCCGTAGCGGAGCGACCACTCGCCGATCTCGCTGCGCCAATCCTTCGGGTCACAGTAGAACCGGATCACCTTGTACCGTCGGAACAACTCGTCGACCGCCGCGTGCACCTCGCCACGCGGGATCTGCCCACCCCACTCGGCCGGGTCCCAGATCGTCGGCCGACGGTCCGGGCCATAGCGCGGCGTGAACCGCCAACCGTCGTGCGTCTCCGCGCGGATCGCAGTCCAGTCGTCCGAATCGGACCCGTCGAAACCGAGGCAAACCTGAGCGCCAACCGGGGGCTCAGGCCGCTCCACAGTGGTCGACTCCCACAGCCCCTCGCGCAGCCACGACCCCAACCCGGCGACAATCCGGTTCCCGAAAAACCGCTCCGCCTGCGCAGGGTCCACCTCGAGCAGTTCCGCCGCCTCGGCCTCGATCGCGTCCAGGTCGACGTGGTCGCTACCCGCGTACACGTAGCGGTGAATCCGGCGACGGTCCTCTTTGTTACGGTACGACCAGTGCGCCGGCGGAACCCGGTGAAACCGGAAAATGTCCGGACGCCGAGACTCGGCCGTACGCTGCGCCGTCGACTGCTCCGACGGATCCCAAGCATTCGTCGTCTCGATACTGCGACCACCCATACCAGCCAGACCACGCCGCTGGGTCTCCGCCACCCGCACCATCCGGTTCGACTGCGTGTACAGCCCCGTCTCATCCTGCAACGCAAACGTGATCGGGTTACCAAGCCGAGCAGTCGCCGACGACGTCACCACATCGATCCGGCCGTCGTTAGGCAGGCGCACAAACTCCTCGCCGATACGCACCAAGTCAGCGAGCGGCCCGTAGCGCAACATCGCCTGAAGCGGACGGTACACATTGTCCACCTGCTCAACCGCCGTCGCCAAAAGCTGGATTAGCGGAGTCGGCCACGGCCGGCCCATCGGCTCACCCGGCTCGTACTCGTACACCCAGCCGCAACCACAGCCGTAGTCCACACACCGGTAGGTCTCACCACCACGCGCCCACCCGGCAAACAAAACCGGGCCGAGCGCCTCGGCCACCACAATCGACGCCGACCACGGGCCCTTACCAGTCTTCTGAGGCGCCACCACCTGAGACCGTCGATAGTGGAACGCCGTCGCAAGCTGGCCCACCTCGGCCTCAGGACGCACCCGGTAATGGTTAGCCGTGCACCAAAGCTGCCACTGGTAAAGCTCGAACGGGTCACCCTTCCGCGGCCCGTCCGGGATGATGCAGTGCGCCTCAATCCACTCCGGCACCACCCACAGCGTGGGAAAGTCAACGACGAACTCAGGCTCCGACGTCGCCATCGCCGGACACCACCCGCAGCCGGGCACGCGCCGAGGACCGCCGGCGCGTCACCGGGCCAGCCGCAGACTCCACATCCGACACACCAGAACCGCCGTCGCCGATCCGCACCCGCGCAGCGCGCATCGCCGGGATCGTCAGCAGCAGCGAGTCCATCATCTGCCGCACCAGCGTCCCCAGCACGACCGGTGACCGCGGCCGCTCCGACTCGACCATGCGGCGCACAAACAGCGCCACCTCGTAGTGCTGGCCGTTGACCTCCCAGAGGATCGCCTGAGGTTTACGCCACAGGTCGGCCCACACCTCGAGCTCGCGCTCGGTCGGGTTGGTCAGCGGCCACTCCGGCGTCGGCCCCACACGGCCCTCAGCCGGCAGCGTCACCCACTGTCCACTTTCACGCGACCGGCGCAGCGCGGCCGGGTCTGGCGCGGGACCGGACCGTAGACGCGCACCACCACTAGGCACCGTCATCACCTCTTCCTGCCGCGTTGCGCGGCGTTACCGGCAGGCGTTGCGCCTGCACACAGGGTTTTGGACCCGGCGGACTGGAGACACCCC